GATGGAATCCATATTCTTCGTATGGCCCCGCTTGGAACGATTAGCCCAATGCCGTATGATGATGGCAACCGACCCAAGTTCACAATAAACTTTGAGGCCAATGTCCAATAACCCCGAACTCGATGCGATTCAAGCCGCTATTTCAGCAGCCAAAGCCGCCAATGTCGCATCTATCCGCGCGCTAGAAACAGTCGAGCGGCTGTTGGGATTCTCCAATGGCTTTCCAAACCAGCCAGAACCCGCAACTGAAACAACCGAAACCAGCGAGGGTGGTTGTGACCACTCCGAAGCAGTAGAAGCCGCCACCGTTCAGGGTCGGTATCTAATTTGCCACTGCGGTTTTCAGCAGAGACTCCAATAAATAGGCTAAATTAGAGGCCGTTATGAAAACGCCTACGCCTCAACACACCCCCTCGTGGATTGAACTCTCCGAGTGGAATGGGTTTGGAAAAGACGACCCCATCCGTGTTTCCAACGAGCGCGGCGACTTCATCTTTATTTCAGCACACGAGCGAGATGGCGAGATTATCGCTGTCAATGTTTACGGCGGGCCAAACGGCAGGAAGACGAATCGCTCTTTCTACCCCAATCGGGTGAGCAAGCCACCAGCCAAAAGAGCCAGAAAGCCCAAAGTCGCAGAGGAAAACGACAAATAGGTTTTTCCAAACGTGGTGATACGATTTGTCGCAAGGCAACCTCACTAGGAAAGGCACTATGGCTAAGTCAAATACTGTGGCGTATGTCGTCACTGACCAGTCTCCTTTGTCGTATCTCGGCAAGACTGCCAATCCCGGTGATACGGTCACGGACCTTCCCGGCGAGAGCATTTCTTGGCTTCTAGCCGATGGGTTTATTGTGTCAGCCTCGGCTTCCAAAGTAGATGCTGAAACGAGCGACAACTAATGGCTACCACTACCGCCCCTAACTTCCTACACGGTAAGAACACACGAGTTCTTTTCGTGAACCCATTGTTCTCTTCTGCTGTTATTACGGCCAACACGACCAACGGCAGTGCCGTTATCGTTTCCACGACCGTTATCGGGCCAGCCTCACTCGGACAGTCCGTTAGCGGCTCTGGAATCCCCTCTGGGGCGACTATTACGGCTATACAGGGGCAGAACATTACTCTGTCAGCAGCGGCCACCGCAACGGCTTCTGGCGTGTCTGTGACCCTCTCAAGCACGGGTGCGGGCTTCGACCTTTCACCATTCTTTAACGATGCGAGCGTGACCTACGCCGTAGCAGCCGAAGAAACAACGACTTTCTTACAGGGTGGCTCAAAGACCTTTATCCCCGGCCTCAAAGACGGCACAATCACCTTGTCTGGCTTCCACGATGGCACTATCGGCGGAACCAGCGCAATCATTCACGGTGCGACCTCAACGGCAGGAGACAAGTCAGTTCTCGTATTCCCCGCTGGTGGCACGACCGACAACGAGCGTTGCCTTATGGCGAACGGCGTGACTACGAAGTTCGACATCAAATCACCAGTCGCGGGCGTTGTCACAAACGATATGGAACTTCAGGCCGATGGCGGAGTTTGGCGCGGAAACGGCCAATACCTCGTTGTATCAACTACGGGAAATAGCACGGCTTACACCTCAACGCCAGCCGCTTCTTCAGGAACAGCCTCTACCACTAAGGGTGGCTCTTTGATTATGGGTATTTCTACGGTCGTAGGAACGAACCCAACAATTTCGCTCGCATTTCAGCACTCGCAGGATGGCACCACTTGGGCCAACCTTGCGACTTTTTCAAGTGCTGGCGGCTCGGTGACTTTGCTCACCGGAACAATCTACCAATACACACGCTTGGCGTGGACTATTGGCGGAACAAACACATCAGCAGTAATTTACTACGGGTTCGCCCGATACTAGGAAAGGAATAGACCAAAATGGCTACTTCAACAACTACTCCAACTTTCCAGCACGGTAAGAATGCGTTTCTTGCTCTCGGTTATGACCTCGGTTTGACTGCTGGTTCTTTGGTTCAAGCAACCGCTACGGCAACCACGACCACTTCGCTCACCATCTCTGGTGCTGGAACTGGCTCGTTGCTTACGCAGAACAACCCAATGACTTACGCAGGGGCCGGAAACTCGGTTTACGGTGCGTTCTTCGGTGGTGTTCCTGTTTACGGAACGGCCCTAAGCACAACCTCAATGACCGTTTCTTCGGGCAACGTGGCTACCACTTCGGTCGCTACCCCAATGGTTCCAATGATTAACATCTCGGAGTTCATCAACGATGTCTCGTTGCCATACGCTATCGAGGCCCAAGAAACCACGACTTTCTCGCAGTACGGCGTGAAGACCTACATCGTGGGTCTGAAGTCTTGGACTCTTACCTTTTCGGGTATGTTCGACGAGACTGCCGTTAACACCGGCTACGCAGGTGGAATTGACGCAATTATGAACGGTCTTTCTTCTTGGCAGGACTCTGGCCGTATCGGAAACTTCGTTTATGGCCCAGCAACCCCCGGTGGATTTACCGGTTTGACTGGCGACACCAAGTACTACGGAACTGGCGTTTTGACCAAGTATGACCTCAAGAGTGCCGTTGGTGCTGTTGTGACATTTGATGGCGAATTACAGGTGACTGGCCCTGTATTCCGCACTACACTCTAGGGATAAACCCTAGTTAGGAGATTTACAGATGTCAGAACTATCAGCAAAGATTTTCGCCGCTGACGATATTGAATCAGAACTCGTTGCCATCCCACAATGGGGTGTCGAGGTTCTAGTCAAGTCGCTTTCGGCTAAGTCACGCGCTCTAATGATTGATAACGCTATCGCTACCAGCGTAAACGGACAATTCAACATTCAGCAGATTCTCCCAGACCTCGTTCTTCAGTGCACCTACGACCCCACAACGGGCGAGCGTGTGTTCTTGGACTCGGACCGTGAGGCTGTAATGGCTAAGTCTTCAGGCCCTATTGAAGTTATTGCTCAAGCGGCTATGCGACTTTCAGGAATGACCGATGATGCTGTTGAGGCAGCGGGAAAAGAATCTTCGCCAACCCAGAACGACGTTTCCTCTACGAACTAGCGGAAAAGTTGGGGAGAACAGTTGGCGAACTTCTTGATGGTTCTCCCGCCCACAAACCACTTTCAGCAATGGAATTGGTTGAGTGGCAGGCAGTATGGCAAATCAGGAATCACGAGCAGCAAGAGGCGATGGATAAAGCACAATAACTAGTTTGGAAAGCGAGGTGAGTAGATGAGTATGGGCGAAGGCGGAAATATGGACATCCGCGCACGGTTTTTAGCCGACACATCCTCTATGAAGACCGCGCTTTCACAGGCTACGGATTCTGCGCACATCGCTGCTGAAAAAATTACAGAAGAGTTTCGCCGTGCTGGTGAGTTCATCAAAAGCACGATTGGAATTATCGGTCTTAGCACAATGTTTGAGAAAGCCGTTGATTCGGCTTCTCAACTTGAGCAAGTTCAGGCCGTACAAGCAAACCTCTTAACAAACCAAGGTCTTGCTAGGCAATACGACCTAAGTATGACCAAACAGCAGTATGACCAGCAAAAGGCTATTGGCAACTGGAGTGCTGCGTTCTATTCCAAAATGCTTGCCAACCAATCAAACTACCTCTCTGTTCAGACGGGCGTAAACCGAGCGCAAATCACCCAAGCGCAGACTCTTGCTCTAACTAATACCGATATCGCCAAGTTGGTTTCGACCGGCCCAATGGTGAAAGGTGCTTTAGGCGCGGCAGGTCAACCGCTAAACGGCATTCACCAAAATATGCAACTTATGATTACCGACGCCATCAACCTGTCGGAGACAATGGGTGGCGGTCACGGCGGTTCGGTTGCTTCTTCGGCTCGTATGCTGACCCGAACTTTATCGAACCCGATGCAGCGTATGGCTAGTATGGCCCGATACGGATTCACCTTGTCGCAATCGGAACAGATGCGAATCAAGACTTTGGAATCAACCAATGGTCTTTACGCAGCCCAGCAACAACTTCTCGTGGATATCAACAACCACGTTAAGAACACGGCTCAAGTGGCAACTTCGCCTATTGAGATGCTGAAAAACGATTTCCAAATTATTTATACAACTATTGGTCAGGGATTGTTGCCGTTCTTTAAGGCACTAGCAACTTCTCTCGGAACCGTAGTGACAGCACTTATGCCACTTTTCCAAAGTGCGGGTGATGCTCTTGGGCAGGTATTAGGTTCATTGGGACAAGAACTTGGAACTATCTTCCAAGTGATTAAACCTCTTGTTGACTTATTTGTAAATAACTTGCTTCCCGTATTGTTGCAAATGATTACGCCGTTCTTTAAGTTAGCAAACGACATTTTCACCCCATTGGCAAAGGCTTTGGATAAGATTATCGGAACGGGTAGCGGTATGAAGACCCTTTCGGGAATCTTTAGCACTATGGGGGCCGCGGTAAGCAAGAGCCTTATGGTTGGTGTAAAAGCCATAGCCGATGCCTTTACAAAAATGGTGAAAAACGGCCAACTCAATGCGATGCTTCAGGGTTTTGTAAAGGTAATCGCAACGCTAGAGCCTATTCTTCCTGCCGTTGCAATAGCAGTCGCAAACCTAATGGTTGCCCTAGCGCCTATCTTTATTGCTGCTGGGCCAGCACTCGTAAAGATTCTTCAGGTCTGGGCGAAACTATTAGTCGCACTAACCCCAGCAATTCTTATTATCATAAACGCAATCAGCAAGTTGATTGGTTGGATTACCGGGAACAAGGGTCTTACCGAAGCGATTGCTATTTTGGCGGCCGCTTGGTTCACCCGAAACCTCTTCCTCACGCCAATCAAGATGGCTATGGAAGGCATCACGCTTCTATCGGGCAAGGTTCTTAGTCTTGGTGGCACACTGCGTAAGACCGGTTCGCTCTTTAAGCAGTTCTTCCAAAATAGGGGAATGACAGATGCCAAGGGCAACCCAATGACCGCCGGTTCTCGTTTGGGTCGCTTGCTCAACAACCGAGCCGACATTTCAGCAGTTGAGCGCGCGGCAAAAATCAAGGCGTATGAGCAGAAAGCCGAACACGGCGGATTTATGGCTGCTCACTGGGCTAAGCGCGCAGAAGAACTCAAGAAGAAAACCTCATACTTCGAGAAAATCGCTGACTCCAATCTCGGCAAAACTCTTTTTAAGGATGCTGGTGAAGAGGCAAAGAAAGGCCGCTGGAAAGGCTTGTTTAAGGGCTTCTTCGGCGTTGCTGGCAACCTCTTTGGTGTTAGTGGGGCTGGTCAAGCCTCGGATAATGCCGATAACCAACTATCTGCTACCAACAACCTAATTGACGCAATCAACAACCTAATCTCCACTATTCAGTCAGGCGGTATGGGTGGTGGTGGGGGCAATAGTTCCAACCCCCTAAAGACGGTCGAGAACGATGTCAAAAAGGGCAAGTCATTAATCGACGACCTAAAGAAAGGCAGGGGCCTCGCTAGTAAAGCGAAGAACCTCGTTTCTATGGGTAAGAACCTTGTCGGCAGACTGTTTGGCGGCGGTGGTGCGGAGGCTCTGGGCGACGAAGCGGCGACTGGTGCTGAAGTTGCGGGAACTATGGAAACAGGTGCGGCTCTCGGACCAGAGACTCTCGGTGTCTCCGTAGCCGTTGCTGCAGCGACAGCGGCCTATATCAAGTGGCACAAACAAATCAACCACTTTGTCTCAACCACAGCACATCACCTTTGGAATGGGGCCAAAGATGTCGGCAAGTGGGCGAGCAAGGAGGCCGGTCACTTGTTTAATGGCGTAAAAGATGTCGCCAAGTCATATGTCAAGTTCAGCGCGCACGTTGGTCACGCTGTTCTCAATGTCGGCAAACACCTAGTCACTGGTGCTGCGAATATCGCTAAGGGCGCGGCCCACTTAGTCGGTGGCGCGGTTAGTGCTATTGGTGGATTCTTTGGTGGTCTGTTTGGTGGTGGCGGCTCTAGCAAGCCCTCAACCCCAAATATCGGCCAACTCAACAAGATGACCTTTACTGGTGGTGCGCTGAATGTGCACATTATGGGCGTTCAGGCGGGTCGAGCACTAAACGGGCGTGCATCTAATGCCGTTGGGCGTGGTGAAACGGTCGTTCATATTGCCCCCGGTGCTTTTACTATCCAAGTTCACGGCAATATGGACAAGACCGTTGGTAGGGAAGTCAAGACCTATGTTGATGACCAATTTAAGGAACTTCACAGGCAATTACGCTCTTTAGGTCGTTAATTCTTCCAAACTAGCGATAGAGTAGGGTTCTAATGAAGACTCTGACCGCCACTCCGACTTCAGCAAATATTGACCCTAGATATTGGGTAATTAATGGCGCGCCCGATGGGGCAACGGCACAAAACGACACAACTCGCCTTAGTTGCACTGCAATCAGAACTGCTGATACCAATATCTACCAAGTCCACGTAGATAACCTCACCAAACTCTTTACAAGCCTTACAAGCCTTTCGCAAGATACGCAAGTAGCCCCATACGCCTATGTGCCAAGTAGTGCTTGGTATTCGGCGGCCAAGAACTACACCTACACCGGCGATGGCTTTATCTATGTCAACGACACAAGCGGATTCGCCCCCACACAGGAAGTGATTGTTTTGGAAGGCGATAGTCAGCAAAACTCCCCTGCTTTTTATTCAGAGTGGGGAACTGTGGGTTCGGCCGGTCAAATCCCTATCACGCAGTCAATTACCAATGCAAACTTTACAAACTCTTCCGTTATTTCTTCTCCATACAATGTGGGAAACGAAATGAATCAAGGCCTTTACTTTACTTGTTCGGGCGGAACGCCTACTGCTGAAATCACGGGAATCGTTCCCGATTGGACATACGACTATGTGGTTTCCACAACCTCAACGCAAATCACGGTCTTTAATAGCGGCCTCAATGGGAACACACCACTAGTCGGCTCGTGGCAACCCGGCCAAATAGTTTTTGATGCCAAGGGCGACTACTTAGGTCTTATTAGTGGGGTCACTAGCACGACCGCAACTTTGCCTATTTCGGGAACTTACACAACCCTTTCTTTCCAAAACCCAATAGTGGCAAACTGGTTAAACCTCACGGCGACTTTCTCTGTCACTGCCACCTCTGGTAGCAACACCGTTGTAGCAACGGCTTCTACTTTGGAAACCTACGAGCCCGTAGGAACGATTATGGGCGGCAACAAGGTTTCAGCATCGTTCTTTAACACGGTGGGAACTATCCAAAACTACTTTGCTTCTGTAGTCGGAACGGCTACTACGGCAACGCAGGGCAACCTTGTTATCAACACAACGGCGACCGTAAGCACTACCTCAACGCTAACTGTTTACACACCTATCTTTGCTTCTAGCGTTTCAGCAGACTTGGCTATTGGAACGGTCGGCTCCGTTGTTGTGTCAACCACTTCGTCGGCAACCACTATCGTATCTTCTTGGGCCACTAGGTCATCAACCCTCAATGTCTCTGCTGGCTCGCTAATGGGAACTTACACGGGTCAGCCACCACAGGTAGGTGCGACCCTTAGTGCTGGAACGGCAACGCTTCAGGGAACTAACACGATTACGGCTATCAACACCTCTGCCCTAACCTTTACTTTCACCTCAACGGTCGGCGCACCAACAGTCGCCGGAACAGTCACCGCACCTATCACGGCTACCGTAAATCAAAATGTTTATGTGCTTAGTGCCACGAACTCTGGTTTGGGAGCGCAAATCCTCTCTAGCGAAATCTCCGCAGTCAATTCACCTACTTCGTTTGTTATTGCTACAAACTCAACCCTCGCACAGCCCCTTTCCTATTCTGGTACTGGCCCATCGGAAACCGTGTCGGCGGGAGATGTCATTATGCTCTCGGACAGCGACCAACGCTACAAGGGCATAGTCACCACACCGGGAAATAACACCTACTCCGTAGTCTTAGGCCCAACACCCCCTTACTATTCCTCTATTGACCCATCACCTCTAGGTGCGAACTCTATCGGAACGAAAGCGAACATCACTAGTGTCACCTATTCGGGCGGACAACTCACCTTTAACGCCACCAACTCTTTTAAGGCGGGTCAAACGGTTTCTGTAAATATATCTGGTTCCCCATATGCGGGTATTTACCAGATTGTCTCCACTACTAGCACCAACTTTGTCGTTGCCACGACATCCACAACAACGCCGAGCGCACTAACAGGAACAGCCAATATGGTTTCGCTTGGAGATGAAACAAATGGTTTCTATGGAAGCACAGGCTCAAACATATGGTTCTATCCATATCTAAAAAACCTTATTTTCACCGGAACGATTGATACTTATCGCTCAACGCCGGTAGCCTCGTTCGTAAGCATTTCGCTAGTGAGTACTACGGGTATCACCTCACCGTTTAGTTTCCAAGCAACAGGTTATGCCAATACGATTATCGACCGCCACGGCCAACCAGTCACTGGCTATGAGTTGATAAACCTATCCTCATCAGACGCACAAACTCTAAGCAATATGATTTCTGGCACGGGCGTACTTCTCTTGTCTGGCGCTGGGGTCACATCTAGCACTTGCTACCTCACCTATGTCGACACCACGGCTTTAATAGGTTATGTAAGTAATCCTATTAGCACGACTAACACGACTTGGACCGCCACCGTCATATCAGCACCGGCGTTAGTGACCTGCGATAACAACTCCACTATCTCTAGCCTCTATACCCAAGCGACTAATAGTGGCAAGAGCCTTTACCTAACTTTCCGTGGCGAGGGTGCGCGCTGGAATACTAGTGTTTTGACTTCAGGGCCAACGCCGTATTGGCAGGTGACTGGTATCCCAACAGATAGCACCAACTCTTTCTACATCAACAACTCTTCCTTAGATAACTACGCACCAGCACAAAACGCCTATTACAACGGTGATAGTCAGAACTACATCTATCTATGGGAAGTCGAGCAGTCGCCAACGCTTGCCAATGGAAACACCAATCCTTTCTACCTTGCTTGGACTATCCCACTCGGCTCTTCGCTTTCAGCAGCAAACTACGATGGAACGGGTAGCGGCGTAGTCTCACTACAGAACGGAACTATCGGTGGCGTTCACTTAGCCGGAACTACAGTCGGCTCTTACATCCTCGGAAAGCGTTGGATTGGGTCGAATACGGCTGCTGATTTGGAAGCCCTTAACGCAGACCAAATCGGTTCTCGCTACACCTCAAGTCTCTATTCAGATTTGATGGGTGGAGTCTCGACTTCGTTTATCGCAAGCCCAGCACCGGCCCAAACCTCGGTATCCCTAAACCTCACGCTCTCTAGCGGAGGCAACCAACTTGCGACTTTGGCTGGCGCGAACACCTATGGGTCAGTCACGGGCGTAATCGTAGGTATGTTGGTTCAGGGAACGGGAATCCCTAGCGGTTCTGTAGTCACTTCTGTCGTTGCACCTTATGTAGTCGCATCTACCGGGCTACCCACTGCTGGAATAATCTCTATCTCTAACAACGCCACTATTAGTGGAGTCGAGAATATCACATTTTCGAGCAATATTATGAACCTAACTGCTGATATCGCCAACGATGTGAGCGTGGCGATTATTGGAACGGGCAAGACCCAAGAATCCGTTTTGCTTTCGGGCTCGTATGTCGGCGTGGATGGCTCGCTAAACAATGTTCCTATCGTTTGGGATTTGGTTCCCGGCAACACTTTCCGATTCGACCACTACGCCGGTGAGCCTATTTTCACCCCAAATATCCTTTGCTACACCAATCCGCTAACGAACGACCACGGTGCGGATACCCCTGTTATTGGCTCGCCAGATACAAGCACTACAACTAGTGCGACATCATCTACGGCATTGATAGCGCAGAATATCTAGAGGACCCTATGCCATCAATCACCACTGACGCCTACCTAGATTTCGACCAGCCGTGGTTAACAACGGGCATTAACGGTCAGCCCAATATCAATACCCAACTCGTTGCCCCCACTTCTGCTGGCGATGAAAGTATCGTTGTCCAAAGTCGGGCCGGATTCCCCACCTCATACCCCGATGTTTTCCCGGCTTTTAACAACTCGGTTTCCACCACTAGCCCCGGCTACTTTGCCTTGCCCGAAATCGGCCGTGTTTCGGTAGTTGTTGCCACTACTGACACCACTATCACCTTTAACGCAACCACACAACTTCCTATTGCCGCGCCTTTTAACTTCACGATAGGTGGAACGACCCTTACGGCTTCCACAATCACCTATGTCGTTCCTACGACCGCTACAACTAGCGCAAGTGTATCCTCGGCAACCATCAACCTCGCCACTGCGGTTGGTGCTTCTTACGGCGTTGGAACGCCTATTCACCTCGCCAACCTAGACACTAGGGGCTCATACTCTTCTTTGGAATTACCACACGCTTTCCTAACGGGAACAGGGATTGACATCTCAAACGGCCAAAACTACGGTTCTCTGCCAGTATCACCACTTCCATACTCAATCGCTGACAAAACACCCCTCACTATCCATCAGGGCTTGTTCTACCAAGACTTAATCGTGCGAAACGGTGGCGCTGGAGCCCAACTCAATGCCGTTGCTGGGCAGACGAGTATCAATGTTGCCAATAGCCGAATAGTAGCGACAGTTGTTAGCACCACAACCCTAACCATCACTAATAGTTCGGCTAGTTATTTAGCCGGCAATCTTTTTATCGGCCAGAATATTTACGCTTCTAGTTCCGACACAGTTATTGGAAGTATTGCGAGCATTTCAGCAACCTCAACTACGCCAAGTATTACAATTACGCTTGCCGCTGGTCAGAGCCTCGGAACAATCGGTAGTTCATACACCTACTACAGCGCGTTTTACGCTTTCTACAACTTTTACCCAACTAACTTTGGAACTAACGGAGTCGTGAATAGTGCGTTTAACCAGCCGAACAACACCGACGCCGTTGGTGCGATTGTTTCGGTTCAGTTGACCGAACCACTCTCACCGGGAGACTCCCTAGTTCTTTCCGAGACTTATACAGCCACTACAAGTGGGGCAACAAGTATCAGCACAACGCCCACGACCCTAGCCCTAACTTCTGCCCCTACTAATTGGCCCAATAATGGCGCTTTTAGCGTAATCATCAACAAGGTTATGAAAGAAGTGTTTTACACCGGCATTTCGGGAAGCACTTTAACCGGAGTTAGCGTGGCGGCTGGTTCTTTTACTATCCCAAATGCTTCTACTATCACGGTTTACTTTACTCAACTCCTTGAAGTGGATAAAGCGTCTACTATCCGAGCAAAGCAAATCTCCGTAAAGACTTTCCAGCCAAACTACGCATACGACGCTAATGCGACTGTCGTAAAGACTTACGAGTTATCTGTTGATACCGGAAGTCTCCAAGAGAAGATTTATCCCGTTTCAGCACCGTCTTCACTAGCCGCTGACGGATTCTCTGCCCCTTATCAGGTAATCCTCGGAACGCCGATGATGAATAACCACGCTATCAACTCGCAAGTTCTTTGGTATCAGATGCCCCAGAGCCCAAATATTGCTGATGTTTGCTACCGACCCGACCTCAACCAATTCCAAATGTATGACGGCCTCGGATGGCGATACGCGCGCGTTCAGTCGGTTCAGCCTATCTACACAATGCTTGGTGCGAACGGCGGTCTAGATAAAGAGTTGTTTTCACTCTACGACCCTATTAACAAGACAGAAACCCAGCAGGACACTTTCACCAACAACTCAAGCGTTGCCTACACCACCCACTTCGGCTCTTTGTTTGGAAACGACCCCAACAATGTCGAGTGGACTTACGATGTTCTCTCGCGAGTTCAGATGCACATTCAGGCCGCCGTTCCGCCGGGCAAGCAAGTTGCTTTCCGTAGTCTCGGAATGCACATTGTTTTTAGGTCTGCCCCCTCGGTTGATGATGTTCTAATCAAGCCAACAGATACCGTGACTTTCTCGGCTGGTGAAACGCCCGCTATCGGTTGGAAATACAGCGACTTTGACGAAGACCCACAGAACGGATGGGAAGTCCGTATCTTTGATGACACCACCTACCAAAGTCTTGGTTTTTCACCAGATACATCTACGCCTATTTGGTCAAAATCGGGGAATGATGACTCTACCCAAACTTTGATTGATTCCTCTATCGGTTTTAAGGACAACACCCTTTACTACGCCTATGTTCGAGTATCCAAATCTTTCCAAAACAAATCTTGGTTTGGCTCTTGGAATGTCAAGCACTTCTTAGTTGACCCAGCGCAACCTCAACTTCCAATGTTGGCTGTCTATAGCGATGGCGAAAACGCAATCAATCGCCTAATCGTTCAGTCAAGCGACAACTTGCTTTCCGAAGCCAATGCTGATTTCCCAAGCAATATCGGCAACTGGACAATTACGGCGAACGACACGGCAAATACCCAACTATCTGTTGGACTCGTATCTACTCATATTCAGCAGTCGCTAGACAAGACCAAGATTTACACCCAACTTCCTATTGGAACCGATGCAACCCTTGCTACACCTATCGCAACTACCACTACGGCCGGAACAAATATCACTATCAATGGTGCGGGTCTACCTATTTCTGGGAGTTTTTGGGTAAATATCGGTGGGGCGATTGACGCAACCACAGGCGTTATTAGCGGAAACATCTCTGGTAAGACAAGTGAAAACATTTTGCTTCAGACCGTTTCTCAAACCACAACAAGTGGAACATACAAGATTCTTCAGCGCGCTTTCCCTGTCCAATATGGCCCGGTCGGTGCTTCCACAACGCCAGCGGCCCACGCTTCGGGAGACAACGTTTCATTTGGTCTTCAAGCACCTGTTTATTTCGGCTCAACGGCAAATATGTCTTGGACACAGAAAACTAAGCATTCACGACCAAAACCTGATTACGCTTTTGTCGCAACTGGTAAGGGTTCTGCCCCTGTAAAAAACCGTTTTGTTGTTCACAAGGGAAATAGCAAAGAACACCCACTTAAGGTCGTTATCCACGACCCCAATAATGCTTTCTACGCACCCGGACAAGGCGCGGGCAAAAAAATAAATGTCCACTACACCCACTTCACCGTTCCGCAACCAAAAGCAAGTGGAACTTCTGGCAAAAAGGCCCAGAAGAAGTTAAAAGCAACCACCAAAGTTGTTCGCTCAAATATTGCTGAAGTAGCAACTATTGATAGCGTCCACGCAATGCCACCAATCAAACAAGGTGGCTGGACTACCTTTGGTCAGGTCACTGCTGATACCTACGGCTCACGCCAACTAATCCTACCCCCAACTACGCCGCCTAAATACAAATACCAAAATGTAAAGAGCGTTCCTATCAAAATGTCCGTGACTGGATTTATGGGGCTTTTCGACACCAACATAAAGAAAAACCAAAAGGTCGGAACATCACGACTTCTACCAGCAGGAACAAAAATCCGTTTTGTTAACGGTTCTAGCAAAATGACAGCCGTTCTGTCCTCTCATTGGCAAGGGCCAACAGGCCCTAACGGAAACGATGGTGAAAAGACCTTTAATATCCGACCAATCGGAAACGGATGGGCTTTCCAAAAGTTCGGCACTAAATCAACCGGCCCACTCTCTAGTTCGTCTTTTATTATCCCCGCTGGAACTGAAATCCAAGTTTATACATCGGAAACACCGTCCAAATACAAACTCGTTTACTTCCAAAAGAACACTATTGGTCAAGGAGACTATAAGGGTCTTCACTTAGTCGAGGGCGACTACCTAGAGTCGGCAAACCTTGATGTTGGGGCAACGGCCGCACCGGGTTTCAGCAAACTAACTGGGTACACCCAACAATTTACTTATACCTACACAACCTTTGAGCACTTGCTACAAGTGATTGGGCCGTTAGGTTCGGGCAATACTATTCCCTTTACCTCTGGGGTCACGGCAAATACGATAGCCGGAACAGATACTTTCCAAAGTGTCACTATCGCCACTACTGCCACTATTTCAGCAAACCAATATCAAAACTGGGAAGTTGCCGGAGATGGCATTGAGACTGGAACTCGTATCACGAGTCACGGCCCTACTTCTGGCGGTAGTTTTATTGCCTACCTATCGAATCCCGGCACAGTTCTCTACGGAGTCACGCCGGGGAATGCCAATATTACGGCTATTAGTGGGAGCGGAACAACGGTCACTTATACAGCAAGCAACACTTTTGTTAGTGGTCAGCGAGTTTCTATTGTTGGGGCGTACAATCAGGCTTTTAACGGAAACTTTACAGTCGCTACTGCCACTACCGGCTCATTCACCGTGACCTCAAGTGCGACAGGGCCAACCTCAACCGCTACGGCCTACGCCCCGTCGAACCTCTCTCCGCACGTTTCTCTCCACGCACCTATCAACCTTGTAGCAACAAGTATTGCCGCCCCTGTGACACCAGCAGGTAGCCGAAGTATCTATGTTGGAACTTTCCAGCCAAAGACCGACTTCCCCCAATACACGCCTGTCCACATTTCAGCACCGACTCAATTTACAGATGGAACGGATGTCCTTAACCCACTTCTCTTGCAGCCATCGGCCTCTACCACTACGGCAAATGGTCCAACGGCAGGAGTCACCGAAATTGGAATCTATGATGGCTTGGCTTGGTCTAGCGCCAACTCTGCTTCCGTAGAACCCTCTGGCTGGTATGGATTAGCAGGCTTTATCCAATCAATCAACGGCGCTTACTTCTCTCTAAGCGCTACCTCTGCGAGTGGAACAACCTTTACCCTCTCCACCACAGCCCCAGCAGGTCTGCTTGCGAATATGACTATTAGTGGTTCTGGCATTTCAGCAGGAACGACTATCACGGCTATCTCTGGCAACACCCTAACTTTGAGCCAACCAGTATCAACTACGGCATCACTTTCGACTGGCTATATCGCCTACTCGGTTCCAACTTTCAGTATGTTTATTGACTGGTATGACGAGGCAGGAAACTTTATTGGCACAAGTGACGGTCGAACCCACTACGACACCACTAGCACCGTTTCCACTACGGCAGCGATTATGGGCGTGAAAATTGGGGCTCTGGGTCTAGACCCAACAGTTGACCCCAACTCGGATAGCAATAAGGGTTTCTACCCCAATGCGATTATCGCCCAAGCCCCCTCAAATGTAGTAGTAGCCACAAACGCAATATTCGCCTACGACCTAGCAACTACGGCTACGGGAACCTTTACTCTCCCATCAGCAACGACACTCTTCATCAAAGCAGGCACAACCCTAACCACCACCAACGGCGTTCAGGTAGTCACTATTGGCGACACGAGCATTGGTGCTACGACTATCTACGCAAGAGTCACCGCCTACCCCGGCGATACCGCCACTCTCTCTATCAACGCCACTCGTGCTTGTCCACGAATCCAACTCGCAAGTGTGAGCCCGGGCGCTACAGGTGTCACTGGTGATATCTACGCGCTCTCAAACATTATGTTCCAAGCCGTAGCCCCACCTCTTCCGATTGACGGAACGGCAAACAACTACACGATTCTGAATAGTGCAATTCCAACTATTTCAGCACCTTGCGACCCGACTATTGGAACTGGCACATCACTAGCGGTTCCAATCAATACCCCTATGGATGGTGCTTACACCCTTTGGGTTCTTGACCCCACCAACGACAAGGGAACTCGTGAAATCAAGTTAGGTGCTGAATTGCCAACCTTTACGGCAACTCTTACAGTTCCTACTTTTGTCGGTGCAAAGTTCGTAAACCTTTCTAATGTTGATGACTTGGCCGATTCGGGTCAAATCACCCTTGACTACGGAAACGCCAACGAAGAGACAGTTATGATTGACGCCGCTAATTGGGATGGCTCACTCACAGTTCCACTCACCACACCTATTTGGTATGTCCACTCTCTCGGCGCTCTTGCCTCGGCTACCGCCGCTGGTTTGTCCACCGAAGTAATCACCCCGCAAGCAATTGGAACGCGCGTTGCCGCAATTACTTGGAATAACTCTGGCTGGCTCAACGAGGCTAACGACTCTTACACCGTAAAGATTGACCGAACCGAAGACAACGGAACAACTTGGACTACGCTTCGCAAGGCTAAGAACCTACCTATTTCAGCATCGGGCATTGGCTATGTAGATGACTATGAATGCTCACCTAGCAAGAATATTTATTATCGCCTACAAGCAACCTCTACGAACAACGATTCCACTTCCCCTGTGGCTGGATTGACCACCCCTGCGCTTGGGCCGACCCAACTTACTGTCAACTCTTGGTGGATTTCTAGTTCTAGCGATGTCACCCTACGCTTCCCAATCCTCGTTCAGAACAAGGTTGAGGAATCGCAGAAGCACCCTGTTGGTATCTTCTACCCACTTGGTTCTAGCCGACCATACACAATCGCTGGTGTGGTTCAGGGCCGTGACTCCAAACTCACCGTTATCTGGGAAAACGAAGCAGAGTGGCCTAACTTCCTCAATCTGCTGAATACAGGCGAAACCCTAATCCTGATTGACCCTGTAGAAGCCGAGCGTCGCTATGTCTTTATCCAAACTGATGTTCAGGTCACGCACTACGCATCAACACAGCCCTATCGTGAACTAGTGATTGATACAGTAGAAGCCGCACCACCCGGCTACGGCTACACCTACGGAAGTTAACTATGCAAAAGATGAGCGACAAACTGCGCCAATCCCTTTTGGGGTCTAATCGCCCTATGGTCGTGGTGAAAGCAAAGTCTCCGCACGGATTAGTGACAAACCTAAATATCGAAAAGGGAACTGTCACGGTTGACCACACGGCCCAAGACGCGCGCCGAACTGTAGAAATCACCATCACAGACGAGAGTATCGTTCCCGACCTTTACGATGCCTACGGCCCTGTCAATGTTTACGCTCACCAGTTGTATGTCTATCGTGGCGTTCTTTGGAACTCAAGCCAGATTGACCCTGCCCTTTGGACTTGCCAAGCCCCAATCCCAGAAAACTTGCTTGTGCCAGATAACCAAGCCTACGAACTAATCCCTATGGGCGTATTCCGAATCACTAGCGTTTCTACTGACGAAGACAAAGAGGGAAATGTCGTGACCACCATTAAGGGGTCTGACATATCGCTTGTTTTGTCTCAAAACCAATGGACCGGCCCGGTCACGGTAGGTCGCACCCCATACACAATTCCAGTCGAGGCTATCTCTTCGTTTGACATCACCCCAGAGCAGACCTATGTGGCTCAAACGATTATGGAAGCCATAAAGATTCTTATCAATAACCGATGGCCGGTTCACCCCGCTTTTGGCCCACCAGAGTTTGACTTCTCTGGCGTAGTTGATATGCCGATTACCGATGCCGTAATTATGGGTAGTTCCTATAACGGTGCTACCTCATCAGGCTCGCCGTGGCAAGACATTACGGCTCTAGCAACTGCGCTTGGTGCTGAATTGTTTGTAGATGCGAGAGGCAAGTTCGTTCTTCGCACCGTTCCCGACCCGAACTCGCTACCGCCAGTTTGGAGTTTCCTAGATGGTGATGGTGGGCTACTTACCAAAGTGACTCGTGAAATCAATGTCGACAAGACCGTGAACTTCGTTATTGCGACTGGCGAAGGCGTTGGAGTCGCCGTTCCACTCCGCGCTGAAGCGATTGACAATGACCCAACTTCGCCTACCTACTATCAAGGACCGCTTGGCCGTATCGTTGGGCGTGAGTCTGGGCGTAAGCAGTTATACACAATTCAGCAGGTTCAGAACGCCGCTAACACTTACCTCAACTGGTATGTGGGTGCTGACGAGCAGGTTTCTATCGAGGGAGTCGTGAATCCCGCTCTTGATGTGGCAGACATTATCAAGGTTCGCCGTAAGCACTTGGGTATCTACGATGCCGCCACAGTCTTTACCGACCTCAAAATGGATGTCTATACGGGCCAACTTTATAGTTCGATTATCTGTTCACCAGTTCGTCTTCCCAAAAATGCAACCTCGCTTCCAGCAGGAACGACTATTCGTTTATTAAACAACTTCTCTTCGCAAGATGTGGTTCTTTCGCAAAGCGTATCGCCGGGAGATACGGTGCTGAATGTCGAGCCTTTCCGCCCCAATGTGACCTATCGCAAGAACTGTATTGTCGTTGACCCAACTTTGCCTAGCGATGGGAGCGTTTCCTACTTCGTGGACAAATTGGTTATTCCACTCGACCTTGATAGCCCACTACAAATCACCGCGCGCGCCCGTCGCCACGGTAGTAAAAAGGATGCTATCCGTCAGGCCGCATACGACCAAGGACAGGTCAACTAATGGCATCTACAGACTTCAAGCGTTTAGCCGAACTCATCAAGAACGATGGCGACTTTCGCCACCAGCCAAATACGGAAATCCGTATGGCTGTGGTGATTGGCTACGACCCCAACTACGACACCACCGCCAAGAAGCACAGTTATCCATTCGTAAGTATCACTCTCGCGGGCGACACGACACCAATGCACCGTATTCGGTTCTCCGAGTCGTATGTTCCAAATATCGGTGACACCGTTTGGGTAGCCCTCTCTGGCCCTGATGCTTGGGTTATGGGCTCGTTGGCGGGTGCGCCGAAAGAAGTTATCGGGCAACTCCGTTCACCAGTCGTGGTTCTAAAAGGAACGGAATACACCGACACAAGTGCGTTCACCAATACCACGAGTGGCACAATCCACAATTTCCCAAGTGTCGTATCCACTACGCCATACTTGCCTAACCGAATCTACCGAGCCGAACTAACAACTACTTTTACGATTTCGGGCGCACCACAACTGCTGAATAGCGGAACAGGCGTAAGCCTTTCGGGTGGACAGGCGACAGTTCCCACCCTATCCGTTCCAACTATCTACACCGAGGCTATTCAGGTTGACTTCCCAATCGGTTCAGCAACGGGCGCGCCAGTAGCAAACAGCCACACCTACTCTCTTCCAAACAACGGCGTTTACGCTATTGGAACAAATGTAGGTGGCTGGCTAAACGAAGTTCCAAATATGATTAACCGTACTGGCCCGGTTATCGCAACCGGGTTCGGATTAGCCGATGGCGTTCAGGTTATTGGGTGTAATTGGCAAACTACAGGAACGGGGTTTACCGGAACTTATCCATCTGGGGCGACAGCGCAGGCCGCACCCTCGGCGTGGTCTAATGTTTCCACCAATGCCTACGAAGTGTATTTCAGCGGCGGAACCTATAGCAAGTTCTTTGGCTCGACCACCGCTACCTTTATGTCCAATGTAAATATTCAGTTGCTCAACCAAGCCCCAACTATTGCCTCTACCACTGCGACTATCACCACCGAGCCAACCGTGAGTGTCACAAACGGAACCTCTGGTCAAAACTCAAGTAGCAACCTTGCCGAAGTTTCTATCGGAGTAATCGCACCAAACGCTTTACAAGGTGGCGGTAAGTATCAAGAAATCACCAAAATAGATATCACTGGTGCTTACGATGGTAAACAAATAACGATTACAGGCGCACAAACCTTTTGGGAAATACCAAGCGCTGTCCAAACTCCGAGAACTTGGAATCTTGGTCAAGGGCCACAATTTAAGTGGCAAGCCGCTATGAAACTTTCGGGCTCGGCATCCTTTGCGATTACAAATGTTAGTCAGCAGATGTTTATTTACGACTGTGGCGTAGCCTCTTAGAGCAACCGAGATTTGGAAATCCCAGTCTAAAATCCTGCTATGACCCAGCCGTATGTAATCGCAGCGTGTATAACCGCATTCACAACGATTATCGTTGCGATTGGAAACTGGCACTCTAGTCACAAAATGCGCTCCGAGGGGCATAGCGATAGCGAAAAAATCCTCTCTATTTTGGAACGCCACGACACCCGATTTGACCAAATTGACCTCAAGTTTGAGCGCGCCGACACCCAATTCGAGCGCATAGACCTACGCCTAGATTCCATAGAAGACAAGGTAGAACGGCACTTGGGGTGGCACCGGGCGGATGCTGAAAAAGGTTTGGAAAAACTCCTAAAGCGCGATTCGGCCCCCGAAATAGATTCCTAAATCTTTGACACCGATACTCGGATATCGGTAAGATAAGTAAGCATCTCGGTTTCTCTGGGGTGCTCTAGATACTCTGAAAAGGAGATAATTATGGCAACAACCCCAGCATTGGACCCAAAGGCAATTACTGCTGAAATCACTCGTTATGTCGTTCCGGCTCTGGTCGGTCTGCTCGTATCGGTAGCAGCAAAGGCTGGCTTTAACCTCTCGCCAACGCAGGCTTACGCAATCGTAGCCCCAGCCGTAGCGACCGGATACAGCACTCTGGCCCACGCACTTGAGGCGAAGTACCCAGCACTTAACCGAATCCTCGGCGCAGTAAAGCCCACCTCAATCACGAAGTAATCTCGCATTAGCGATTGTTTGCTCTAAGAGCAAGAAGCCCGCTAAGTTTGGCTAATCACCAGACCTAGCGGGCTTTCTCTTTGTAATTGTGTTGGCGAATAGAGCGGAGTAGAACTACCCGCCAACACAAACCTTGTGCCTTACTCGGATACCTTTACCGATACCGACACGCCACCCTCGGTGTGCGAGAGGCCGGAAATCACCGCGCCCGTGATTGGGTCGATAACTTCCTCGCCGTTAAAGTCTACGACTTTTTTGATAGTGGAAACATCAGCCTCACGCTTGATACGCACCCAATCCGAGTGTCCGTTTGATTCGGCCCACTCAAGGAACGAATCCAAGTCCGAGACAGATACCTTGCTAGGCGTATTGCGACTAGTCACCTTGCCATCGGGGAAGTCAAGTGACTTACGACCGTCTTGCTCATCTTCACGGATACGCACTAGGTATTCACCAACTATGCGCTCGAAGTAATCAACTACGCGCTGGTTGCCGACCGTGTTTTCTTCGACCCAACGATTGATTCGGTCGAGTTCGATTTGAGCCTGTCGCTTCACCTCGTCAATTCGGCGTTGCGATTGGGCGATACGGCGAACGGCCCACAGAGCCTCGTCATCGTTCTTGATAGCGTAGTCGTCGCTACCAAAATCTTCGGGCTGTCCGTCTTGAGCCAAAAAATCCTCAAGGCTCGGCATCTCTTCGTTGCTGAAATCAAAATCTGACACCTGTATCTCCTTTACCAAAACTCAACTTGTTGCCCGGTATCAACGGCGGCACGAAGCGTGTCAATGAACACCTCAACATCTTCAGTCCAATCCTCACTAAAGTTCGGAAGCAGACCCTCAAGGCGATTAGCCAAGACCTCGGCATCTTCGGCCTCAATAACTCCGTCACAGTCAGAGTGAATGAACAAGAACGCTAGTGGCTCTCTAGGCTTCTCGGCCCATAGACCCTGAACATTAGCCTCGGTGAACCCCTTGTCGAGAAGCGACTCGGTGGTGATTCCACTCGCTCGCTCTACCTCTCTACGGAACTCTCCGAAAGCCGAGTATGTGCTCTTCCAATACTGCCTGTCATCTACTTGGAGTGAAAGCCCCATTAGTTATTCTCCTTTTTCTTTGATACGAAACCTGCTGGTGAAGTGTAGAAGTTCCCCTTGCGGCGAGCGTATTCAATAAACGCCTGTGCTTGCTCTAGGGAATCGAAGTCACCTACCTTTGCCGACTTACCAGCATCAATTCGGTCAAAGGATACGAAGTATGGATTGCTCTCCGAAATACGGAACGCTTGGAAAGCAAACACGCCCTCATCGTGAACGAAGTAATCAGCACCTCGTTCGTCTAGGAACTCGTAATCACGCTTGGTCCAAAAGTTGTCTGACATAACTACTCCATCTCCGACATACGCTCAACGAAAATATCCTCAAGGATACTCTCGGTCAAAGCGTCATCTAACTCGCTGTCCTTAGCGGGCGTAGGCAACACATACGATTGGTCAGCAATCATCTTGAGAACGCCAACGGCAAAGTCAAAACGATTCTTGTTGTTTTCACCAACTATGTCTCGAACGAGGCTTCCTTGGTGGACCATACTCATAGCGGCCTCGGCTTGCTCAACCGATACAAAGCCACCAATCTCGGCTCGCCATTCACCATCGGCAACCGAAACTACAATCTCGTCACGCCCGGTGAGATTTACACCCCGCGCCGACATACCAATAGTGTCTAGACCGGCAAAAGCCAAGTCAGCACCAAACTCACGGATAACTTCCATACCACTCCTATTACTCAATAACTAAACTCTACTATAGCACTTCGGGTGTGATGTATCCACTACCACCGCACCCATAGCAAACACGACCTGTGTTAAGCCACTTGTCGGCTTCACCAGCACCACCGCAACGGCGACAAATCTTTAGGCCGTTCTTCTTGAGTTCGGCGGCCTTAGCCTTGCGTGCAGCAACCTCGGCCTTACCCTCATCAGATTCGGCGTAAGCAATTCGGCGGGCTTCTGCCTCGGCAGAGATAGCCTCGTTCTTCGCAGCAACCTCAACCTCACGAGCCCGATTGATTTCGTGTTGTGCTGATACTTGCTCGATGATGCCATTGGCGTTCGGGCAGATGTATCCGAACTCTCGGCTCACGAGTGCTACGGCGCACCAAGTCGAACCGTTGGCGTATGCGCCCTCGGCTTCAGCAACTTTCGCACCGCAACCAGCACACTTGCCCTTGTAGCGATTGGGCGTAGCAGACTCAAGCACCGGCGTAAGAGCAAGTTCGTTGAGAACCTCTTGGCTAATGGTCTTGGTCATCGCTTCCATAACCCTAGTTTAGTATAAAGGGTGTGACATAGCAAGAACCCTTGCAATTTAGGGCTTTTTTTGACTTGACACGGCTATAGATTCTGGTAAGATTTCACCACTCGTAGTAATTGTTGAGTAATAGATGAAAGGTGAACCAAATGAGTTCATTATTTACCAAGGCGGTAAAGGCCGAAGCAAAGGCCCGAATCGCTGTGACAGGACCCTCTGGGTCAGGCAAAACCTACTCGGCTTTGTTGTGGGCTACCACACTTGCCGAGGGTGGAAAGATTGCCGTTATTGACACCGAGCGCGATAGCGCGAAGTTATACGCCGACCGATTTGAGTTTGACTCACTTACGATGTCTGCCCCCTACCACCCAAACCGTTTGATTGAGGCACTCAAGGCTGCTGAAGCAGAAGGCTACGCTTGCGTAGTTGTTGACTCCTTGACTCACTTCTACAACGGTCAAGGCGGATTGCTCGAACTTGTTGACCAAGCAGGTGCGGCGGCAAAGGGCAACTCTTTCGCCGGTTGGAAAGTCGCTACGCCAATTCAGCAACAGATGGTTGATGCGATTCTGAACTTCAACGGTCACATCATCGCCACTATGCGTTCTAAGACCGAGTGGACTTTGGAGAAAGACGAGCGCACCGGTCGCACCTCACCGAAGAAAGTTGGTCTAGCACCACAACAGCGTGACGGAATTGAGTATGAGTTCACCCTCGTAGTTGAGATGGACACCGACCACCGCACGATTATCGGTAAGACCCGTTGTGAGTCTTTGGCCGACAAGGTGTTCCCACCGAACAAGGGCGTTGATGGCGCAAACGAGTTCTTGACTTGGCTCAAGTCGGGCGACCCAATCATCACCGCTACCCAGCGTGATGTTCTCGACAGCAAGATTCGCCAACTCACCCCCGAACAGCGTGAGGTTCTCAAGGGCTTGTGGGCCGAGGGCAACTTCCCCAAAGTAGCCAACTTGCCAGAGTCTCGCTACGAAGAAGCCGACGCTCTTCTGAACAAAATCGCTAAGACCAAGGCAAAGGTTTCAGCAGAGGTAGTGCCAGAATAGGCGCATACCCCCCTAAATCGCCTTTGTAGGCGTTCTAGAACCAAAAGCCCTCGGAGATACCACTCCGGGGGTTTTTGGCTTTTTAGGCCCAAATAAGCCGTGCGCTGGCCCTTCTCGGCAGGGTAGTGTCTTTGCCTCTAGAACTAACAAAGGAATTACCTATGAGTGATGCTGGCAGAGCATACGTAGAAAAGCACTCCCCCTACACCGGGACTATGTTTCTAATTCACCTACGACTCGGCAATATCGAAAACGACACTTACAACCACCGGCTCTTCATCGCTGACGAAAATCTTGCGAAGTTGTGTCGCTGCTCAACCAAATCAGTTCAGCGCGCAAAAGCACAAATGGTCGAAGATGGATTCTTGCGTTTATTGCGCCCCGCATCAGGTCGCAGAGTGGCCGAATATGAGTTTCTTTTCCCACAAACTGATGTGGATATCACCCCGGATTTTGTTCCCGAAGAGGAAGAAATAGGTGGACATTTTGTCCGAATAGGTGGACATCCTGTCCGAATAGGTGGACATTTCGTCCCTTCTGAAGAGGACTCACCTCTTTATATAAATAAACAGAAAGAAAGTACTAAAAGTACTTCCCCCGCTTCTAAAAAAGCGGAGAAAGCAAAAAAGGAATCGGAATACGAATCTGTCTTCAACGACCTTTGGGAAATATACCCCCGCAAGGTAGGTCGCTCGGCAGCACTACAAGCACTAAAGTCCGTACTTCGCTCTGGGGTATCACCAGCAGAATTGAGAGAAGCAGTTGTAAATTATGCCGCTTTCAGAAAAGGCAAGGAAATCGAATACACACTCCACGCCTCGACTTTCTTCGGCCCTAAGCAACGCTGGAAAGATTATCTTTCTGACGGTGAGGGTCTAAAGACCGACACCAAGAAGCCAAAGGGCTTTAGCGGTATCGAAGAGTTCCTACAGAGGGGCGAATAATGGAACGGATTGACACAGCAAAAGTTTGCGCTCTCCTATCGGCGGCGTTTCCAAATCTCACTATGAGTGCTGAAACGGTGGAGATGTGGAATGCGATGCTCGGAGACTTAGATGTCGGGCTCGTGTTTAGGGCCGCCCAAGATTGGATTCTCAAAGAAGAGCGATACCCCACGATTGCGGGCATCCGAAAGCGCTGTGCTGAAATCGCTGGCGTGTTATCTATGAGTGCCAACGAAGCGTGGGCCGAAGTAGCAGATGCCGTTGAGCGATACGGATTACACAATTGGCAAAACCTCTCACGGCCACCTTGGTCGAACGAAGCAATTTCCAAAACCGTAAAAGCAATCGGCTGGTGGGAGATTTGCCAGACGGATAATCCCTCAACTGTCCGAGCGCAATTTATCAAAATGTATAACGAGTTCTCCGAGAAGAACAACAACGAAGTTCTTTTCAGCAGTGGATTTGCTCTAGGGGCTGGGCCTGTAAGTGTGCCGGGTATCACTATGGTAAGTTCTAATAACCAAAACGCACTAGCAAGGGGCGAACAATGACCACTACACCTATCAAGCCATCCGAGCGATTCCTCGCACTAAGCACTAAGACCAAGTGGGTCGCCGCAGTGGTCTTCGCTCTAGTAGCAACGATTCTTCTTATGTCGGCTGGCGTCATTAGCACCTCTGGCCCAACGACTACTACCACCACAAAGGCACAAGCAGAAGCGGCTATGTGGAAGATTTGGAAGCCAACTTTCGTTGTTGCTGAAAAGCACACTCTTGCGGATTACAACAATACACAGAAAGCACTCGCCGCTAACAATGTCACTACCACCAACAAATACTTCGTTCGTTTGTCGGAAGATATAAACGCACTCAACAATGCGATTGGTTCACCAAGCAAAACCCTTAACCAAGCGATTGCGGCACAAGCACAAGCACTTGAGGGTTTGACAGTTATTGGATTGAGCGTGATTGAGAACACCTCACAACTCCCCGCTTTCCAAACGGAAGTAGCGAAGTATTTGGCCGCCGAGAAGACGGTCCAAACTATCTACACAACCGATAACGCTATCTACACCACTAAGTAGTGGACATCAAGCGTTGCGGTTCGTGTAGGGAACTGCTCCCTACTAGTGACTTCATACCTCGCCGTGACAAGCCAGAAAAGTTCTTGCCTCGTTGTAAGAACTGCCGTAGTGCTGAAACGAAAACCAAAGCCCTAAAGCGCAAGCCGTTGGAACGCAAGCCAACGCAGATGAAGCGAACTCGGCTCAACCCCATAAGCGACAAACGCCGTGAGGTGAATACCAAACGCCGAGAGGCGATGCTCGAGCACTTCGGCAAGCGTGAGACTTGGAAGTGTTCAGTTAGAGAGATAATCGGAACACCTTGCTTCGGAGATGTAAACGGTCACGAAATCCTTTCACGCGCTCGGTCGGGCCAAAGCGATGCGAACCTCTTGGATATGTCGGGGATTATCCTCGTTTGTAATCACCACAACTCGTGGATAGAAGATAACCCCACCAAAGCCCACGAACTCGGATTAACCAAGCACTCTTGGGAATAACCAAAATCAAAAAAATCTAAATCGGGCTCTATTATTGGGGCTATGAGCAACGCCTTTTCTTCAGACGAACTTCTTGCCAACCAAGGCATCTACTCTCGTGTCAGCAAAAACGCTGTTTTAATTGGCGCAGCCGTTGCCTACGGTATGAAAAGGCACGATGAACTCCAAAGCCAAATCCACGAATACAACAAAAAAGTTGATGCCGCAGTAAAGAAGTATCCAAACGCCGTAAGGGTTAATAATACCGAGGCGGAGGCTTATGGTGTACGCGCTCGCCCCGCCGTTAAAAGCGAACTTAAGAATATGCGCGATGAATCAGTTAGCACTATTAGCGGGCTGAAAAGCAAACTCCAAAATCACATTGACGCCGCCAATGACCACGCTTCCAAATCGGGGGATGGTCTAACAGGAAAAGTTCACGCCGTTCTTGCCGGACACCACCTCGATGCGGCAAAGGAAGTCGTTGGCAAAATCAAAGACGAACAGAAAAACCTTAAGGAAATTAATAACGACCTAAACGACCGTTATCAGGTTTCAGCAAATCGTGAGTCTCGTGAGGCCGCTGCTGGCGTTTCTGTTCCAAAGGGAACCGGTAAGGTCGGCGCACAGCAAGGCCACCCTTTTTACGGAAACCAACACGCCTCTGGAAACTAACTGACGAGGCTAAACAACAAGTCCTTGCCTAAAACAGGGTTTGCTGTTCCACCTGCGACTTAGCCCACTCAACACGGG